AGACAATCGTCGTGTTTCTCGTTGAAGTCACCTTTGGCCACTGGTTTGATGGACCGGTCGGTGACGGTAAACATACCGATAGGCGTGGGCGGGTTGTCGGCCTGCCAGCCATATCCTCCGAGGTCTCCGGCGTAAATCTCGTCGTTTTTACCGTAGATGACCATGACCGCATTTTTCTTTCCACCGTTCTCGTTGTGAGCGTCACGGATTGCAGTCACGGGGTCGGTTGCTTTGGCCCAAGAGCCATAGTAGCCGGAAGTGATTGCGAGGAAAGTGTAGCCGTTAGGCAAGACATGGTTTGATGTTTCACTCATGGTGAACCTCCGTAGTAGATTAAGTTGTCAAAGAGCGTGGGGCTTGCCCGCCCCATCAACCGGGTCAACCGATTGATATACGCACTTTAACATATAATCGCATACGTGTCAAGTCTTATTTTTTTAAAAGTTATTTCTTTTTAATGCCCACGTTGCCGGAAGTGTCGATACGCATTCATCCCATCGGAGACATAACGTAAACCGGTATCTCGAAGCCAGTGTTTTGAAAAGTCTGCGAAGCAAAGGTCCGGGCGATGTCAGGGCTATCGAAAGGCCCAAACGTTTCGGCAGCCGCGGGGCTTCGATCATCGTCGCCTTCTGCTTCGGGCACCATGTTCAGCCACCAGCCGGGCTCATCGAAGGATTCAAAAATCATAGCATGTCTTGGTTCGCTCATAGTCGGTCCTCATAGTCTTTAACGGATGGAATTTCTTGGTTCTCTTCTTCCGGCTCTTCGATTTCTTGCCAGACAAGGGCGATCACATAGGCCGGGTTAAAGCGCACCGTCGTTTCGTTGGTTAGGATGATTTCCAATTTGGTGTCATCCCATGTCCACGTCTCGACATTGTTGTAAACAATTTGCGAGCCCGCGCCCGGGTGCATATCAATCGTTAAAACTTTCATGTGTTGTCTCCATTGAAGCTTGCCCGCTTCATCGGTTTCGTTCTGAAGAAGCCGTCGTATTGCGGGTAGTGGTGCATAAACAATCGTGCGTAGAGCGCGATGTAATCGTTGCTGATTTTGTAATCGTCCCCGGTGGTAACGATCATGGTTTCCCACCGGATTCGATTGACGATAAGCCAAGCGGATAGGCGGCGATGCCCTTTACCAATCGCTTGGAAGGTGAAGCGTTTAAACAGATCATAGAACTCGGGGTTCTGTTTGTGCCACGCCCACCATTTTTCTTTGAGGTCTTCAGCCATTGACCAGTGCGTATGCGACAGCCGCTGCTACCCCGCCAATGACGGCCAACAGCGTATGGTTTTCCCAGAAGCCCTTTGGGCCGTGGTCCGTGTCCTCTGGTGCGAAGTCTTGGACCTGTCGTGCGGCATCCACTTTATTGACAGTGTTATTAATTTGACGCAGCGGTTGCTTCATCCACTCCGGATCGTTGCCTTTCATGAGCCAGCCCATGACTTGGCCACGTTCCCAGCGGTTGACGGTCTTTGGTCCGCGGTCCCCGGCGCGTGGCACTTTGACGGGTTTAGGAAAGTCAGTGTGCTTTAAACGTCGGTAGATGGTTGGCTTTGATACGTTAGCGATCTTGGCCACTTCGTCGAGTGTGAGTAAGTCTTTCATAGCAATCTCCGTGTTGTGACTTCACGGGTATTGTATGCGACTTTATTAGATAATGTCAATCAGTGAATATTATCGGGGGCGTCGTGCGTGACTTCTATAAAGCCTTCGGCGTGTTGTGCTGCGTTGGCTATACAAGAGGAGAGGAGCCCCATCGCTGAAGGGGTGTCGGGCGACACGGCGATTAGGTGGGTGATGATTTGAGTCAGGGCTCCCCCGAGAGCGGGGCCTTTCTCAAGGCCGCGTTGATCGAACTCAGCAAGAAGATCAGCGGTTTGTTCAGCAGCTTCAAAGAAGTGGTCTTTCGCCATTTCTTCAGCCACTGAGTATTCGCTGCCATGCTTTTTCAATTTCGTTAAGCCTTTGCTTCTTGTCATCTGGTTCCATCGTATCATTTTCCTCAATTTTTAACAGGGTTTCGTTTACAACCCTATTAATTTGTGATACGGCCCAGCTCCAATCTATCTCGCTTACGCGCTTATCGGCTTCCATAACGACTCCTCAAATTAAAAGCCCCTAGATGGGGGCAACCATACTAGGGGCAGAGTCAACTACGGAGAACATGGGCTTCATGTTCGAGGTCATTATAGACACATCTGTATGGGATAAGCAATAGTTAATCGCATACATTAGCTGTTGATTGGGTATTCTGCCCCGGGAAAACTATCTAAGATGGTTAATACGCAGCGATCACACTTTCTTTCTAGGCGATCTTTTGTTTTTTTCACAACTTTAAGCGGCCCTTCGCACTTCGGGCACTGGTTTTGCATCAATCGGCGGTGAATATCACCGTTGCTCTGCAACTCTATCCGAGTCATTCTTCTCTGCCTGCTCTTTGTACCACTCGAAAACAAGGCGCAACTGCCCACCGATGGTCCGGCCCTCGGCTTTTGACATTTCTTTTATCTCTTCATACACCTCTCGTGGTACGAGGATGCTTTTCCAGCGTGTTGTATCCATTAATTCCTACTCCAGAGTACCGGATTATCTACGATAATATAGGAGATTATGCAAGAAGGCAAGAAAAACCCCGCCGAAGCGGGGTTAGTCGAGCAGTATGGAGTTGTTATTTTGCTTCGCCCCATGAAGGTCCGATCTCGACATCGCACTTGCTGGGTACTTCAAGGGGTACAGCATCCTCCATCACCTTAGCGATCTCGTGTGCCTCGTCAAGACTTTTCACTGACATGGCAATTTCGTCGTGGATTTGGATCATGGGCAGCTTACCCATCTTGTACAGGTCCACCATCGCTTTCTTGGTCATGTCGGCAGCCGATGCTTGGATCAGGCGGTTGAGCGCTTTGTACGTGTACGCTCGCTTCAGTCGGGTTGTCGCTCCGTAGGTGTCGATAGCTTCTTTGTACGGCAGCGCCTTATTCATGGCGAACGTATCCGGCTCCCATAGATCGAAGCGGCACTTGCGCCCAAGGATGGAGCGCAGCGAACCGCCGGACGATTTCTCGTTGAGCCGGTTCATGACGCCTGTCATCAGTCCTTTAACGAACGGCACCCGGTCATGGTATTGCTTTACCAGTCCCTTGGCTTCCTCCACAGGGATGTCTAGCTGCTCTGAGAGCTTGTTTACCCCCATGCCGTACATCATCCCAAGGTTGATCGTTTTGGCCTGCTTACGCGGAATGCTGGCCATCTCAGCCACCATGGTATGGAAGTCTGTCTCCGGATCGTTGGTGTACGCGTCCACAAAGTCTGCCGCGCCGTCCAGTTCGATACCTCGCATTTTCCCGTATACATGCGCATAATGGGTCAAGATGCGTGGTTCCTGCTGCGAGAAGTCAATGGCAGCCCACTGCTCCCCTTCTTCCGGGAGGAACAGACTACGGATCATAGGACCAAGTTCTGGGTCGCGGGCCGGGATTTGTTGCAGGTTGGGGTTGGACATTGATATGCGGCCAGAGACTGTGCCGCCATCGTCGGAGCGAATTTGATTGATATGACTGTGTATTCTGCCGTCAGCGTGGCAGTGCTTCATGATGGTGTTGATGAAGGTGCCGGATGTCTTGTTCAGATTCCGCGCTTGGACGATGAGCTGCGCGAGGGGATGATTGTTTTCTTGGAGGAAGAGCTTAGTGAAGCTCGGTGCGCCTTTTTCGGTTTGTGGATAATGGATGCCGACTTTATCGAACGCTTTAGCGAGCGACTGCGCAGCCCAGATTTCCACGTCTCCGCCAACGATATTCTTAATTTGCTTGAGGACTTCCCGCTCTCGTTTGAGCAGACTATCCCTCGTTCGCTCTACCCGGTCAGTATCGACGCGGACGCCTCGCATGGTCATGTCAACGAGACATGGGAGGAGATCAAGTTCGAGATTTGCGATAGGCCAAAGGTCTTCTTTGCTAAGTTGTGCGGAGAAGAAGTTCCAGAGTTCGAGGGTCAGTTCAGCGTCGCCTTCAGCGTAAGGTCCAACATACATGGCTGGCATCTTCCACATTTCAGCTTTCGGGTCGATTCCGAACTCCCGGGCAGCCTCGACGAGGGCCTTCTCTGACTTCACCTTGTTAAGGTGGTCATAAGCTAACGCGTTCAGGCTGTAGCTAAACCTGTTCTCGTCGAGCAGCGATGCGACAAGCATGGTGTCGATGACGCGGCCTTTGACTTCAAAGCCCATCTGCTTGATCCACCCAAGGTCGTACTGGGCGTTGTGCATAATCTTGTCTGCCGGGCACTCGAATACTTTCTTGAGCCACCGGTTTACAATCTTCTCATCTAAGTTTCCGCCGCCCATGTGACGCACGGGAAGGTAGCCGGACCAACCGTCTACTGCGACGGCATAGCCCACCACTTCCCCGTCCCCGGTCGGCCAACCCGGACCATTTGTTTTTAGGTTCGGGTCGCGTGTTTCGACGTCGATGGCAATCTTAGTTGCCGACGTGATGTCCGGAAGTTCAAGCGGCGGAACCCACTCACTTTTTGGTGCGAACATCGTCATTTGTAATCCTGCCATTACCTTCTCCACCCAGCGCAGCGTAGCCGCATATATCTAGCCATGAGTCTTCGTGTGCTGGTGTTACTATTAATCGTGCGAGCTTAACAGCGATCATGCACTGATAGACCTGCTCTGGGGTGACGTCAGTCTCAAGAATGACTGACCATAAATTAGCTATACGCTCGTGGTTTTCGTAAGCATCACCATAGTCTGCGGCCCGCTTACCATTAATTATGCGCTCTGCTTCTTGTAAAATTTCTCTTCGCTTCATCAGTCCGCCTTCACAAATTCTTTGCGCTCTTTATCCCACTCGAACCGGACGCCTTCGATTTCCTCGTCTGGAATGCTGGGGTCGGTCCACCGCGCTTTGGCTCGGTAGTGAGCAAGATCAGCCACGCCGTTCGCTTCAAACAGCTTGCGACGTTTTTCTTCGTATTCTTTCCATTCAGTCCATGACATTTTCATAGGTCATAACTCCTTGTTACATCTTCGGCGTCTACGATGTACAGATTACGCCGTGTTCTTGTGACGCCAACATAGAACACGCGGTGCATGTCATCAGGATTGATGCGCATTTCATCATCGGCTGCTGGGCTGAGGTCCGTGAATAACACGACGTTATCCGCCTCACCGCCCTTTGAGCCGTGGATCGTGGATGCTGTTATGCGGGGGATGCCGTTAAATTTCTCGCCCCTGCGCAGCAGTGCAGTGATGTAGGCCCGGTCAGTCTCGGGCAGTTTGTCCATGGCCTCGGACCAAATCATGTCGGTGGTGGCCAGCAAGCCGTGGTCGGTAACCAAGTCTCCCATTTTCACGAGGTCGGTATCGTCGATGCCGGGCAGCTTTTTGTAACCTCGGGTAACACGATTACCGGTAGACATGTAGCTGTAGATGATCCGTGCTACTTTTCCGGACACTTCTTTGCCTTTACGTAATTGTTCCCAGCCGTTGATGGCTTCGCTGACTTTTTCAGCAATGGACCGTTTGCCACGGTACGTGAAGAGGTATCCGCCGGACTTGAGGTCGTTGTAGACGGGCTGTAGTTGGTAGGCTGCCTGCGACAAAATCAACCAAGACCCTTGCGTCATGTCGAGGGAGTTAATAGTGTTGATCCGCGCCACTTTCCCGGGCTCCTCA